ATTTGTTCAATCAGAAACTAGTTTACGTTAATAAAATTATGCAACAGCATACGTTAAATAAGAAGCAACAGAGAGCAATTGTCGAGGCACTAGATAATGCACGATCTCTCAAAGAAGCCAAGTTGCTTTATGAGTCTCTATCTCAATCCCTTAAGAATATATCTAATAGATCCAGAGTAAGAAGTAATTCTACAAGAACTTCTGGAAGATTGTCTGAAGGTTTGGTAAGATCAGGTACCTCTAGCAGATCTACACAGTCGTCGGCACCGGCAAATAATAGTGTAGAGTTAGATCGATGGGCCGTTCTTGCTGGCATTAAATAAATAAACCTTAATCAAATTTTTTTGGAGAAAAAACAATGAGTTTTAATCTTAATATGTTGACTGAAGGTATCCGTCAAAGACACATGGGTGCCCAGCATCAACGACTAATTGAAAAGTGGAACCGTACAGGTTTACTTAGAGGACTTAACGGTCAGGCTCGAGAGAACATGTCAGTTCTTCTTGAGAACCAAGCTGCTCAGGTTCTTCGTGAAGCTAACACACTTGGAAGCACAAGTTCTGCAGGAACAGCTTCTGGTGATATTCGTGGTTTCCAAAATATCGCATTCCCTATCGTTCGTCGAGTATTTGGTGGATTGGTAGCAAATGAGTTGGTTTCTATTCAGCCAATGTCTTTGCCTTCTGGTCTTTTATTCTATCTTGACTACACATACGGAAGTGATGTTGGTGGAACCGATACAGTTGGATATGATACAGCCACATATTCATCTGGCCAGTCTATTTATAACAATCCCGTAGGGAAAGGAATTCGTTCTGGATCTCTTGCTTCTGGTGGTCAATATGACTTGGCAGGTTCTGGATTTTCCAGGGTCCACAAAACCGGAACAGTAGATCTTACAGCTTGCAAAGTTGGTCACTTCGTTGGTGATTCAAATGTATTCCGACCCGTTTCTAGTACTACAGATGCTTTTGGTCTTGACGATGCAATTGCTTCATCAGCTCAAATCACGGGATCTAACGGACGTTTCCTACAATTTGATCCTCAATTAAGCACTTTGTTGGACAACGGTGACATAGAAAAAGTAGTCTTCCTTGCGATTCCTACTTCTCAACTTACCGATGACACCACAAGTCAGGCTGCTGATCTTACTCTCGTAAAGGACGTTGCACTGGTTCTTACGGGTGCAGCCAACGTCAACACTGCTTTAAGTACTATCCCGCAATCTGTTCAAGGTGGATCAGGCGTTAAAAATATTCGCCGTTTGAATCAGTTGGTAACAATTGATTCAAATAACATTGTTACTCCTTCTCCCTTGGCTACAACCTCAACGTCAAATGCTTATTTGTTGACAGTAGTTGCAGAAACAACCGGTGCTACATCTAATCTTGAAGTTGCAGATCAGCTTGGAAAGACAGACATTACAGCTACTTTCCCAATTGGAGCTTCTTTGGATATCGGTAGCGATGGTGATGCATTGACAATCCCTGCTTTTGAATCAAACATGGCTGCTAATGGTGGAAGTGTTTCTCCTGTTATTCCTGAAATTGATATCAAGATTGAATCTTTGTCTGTAACAGCAGTAACAAGAAAGTTGCGTGCTAAGTGGTCTCCAGAGCTTGCTCAAGACTTGAATGCTTATCACTCTCTTGATGCTGAAGTTGAATTGACGCAGATTCTTTCTGAACAAATTGCTTTGGAACTCGATAGAGAAATCTTGAATGACTTGTTGACACAAGCTAACGGTGCTAACTTCTTCTGGAGTAGATCACCTGGTAAGTTCCTTAACAAGGAAACTGGCGTTCAAGCTGCTCAAGCTTCTTCATTGAAGCCTGCTCCTGCATTCACTGGAACCGTAAGAGAATGGTACGAAACTCTTGTTGAAACCATCATTGATGCTGCTAATACAATTCACAGAAAGACCTTAAGAGGATCTGCTAACTTCATCGTCATTGGACCTGATGTTGCTACAATCTTGGAATCTTCTGTATTGTATAAGCCTTCTTACTCAATCGATGGTGACGGACAAGCTTCTGCTATTTCTATCGGTGCTGAAAAGATTGGATCTCTTTCAAACAGATTCACAGTTTACAAAGACCCTTATTTCCCACGTAACAAGATCTTGATCGGTTACAAAGGTGGATCTTACCTCGAAACTGGATATGTTTATGCTCCTTATGTACCTCTTATCGTAACACCTACAATCTTCGCTCCTGAGGACTTCACACCACGTAAGGGTGTAATGACTCGATACGGAAAGAAGATGGTTCGATCAGACTTCTACGGAACAGTAACCTGTTTGGATATGAATATCATCTAATCGATGAATGTTCA